TTCGACGGACGAGACCCGTTATTACCTGGCTGGCGTTTATCTGCATGCCGTCGAAGGGCGCTTGGTGGCTGTCGCAACCGACGGGCACCGGCTGATGCGAAACACCGGCCCTACCGGTACCTTGCCTTCCTCGTTGGAGGCCGGCGTTATCCTGCCGCGGAAACTGGTAGGCCTGCTTCCAAAAGGTGCTGTTACGGTTGAACTGTCCCAGAACAAGGTGCGCGTCACGTCTGGCTCGACCGTTATCACGAGCAAGCTGATCGACGGCACGTTTCCCGACTATGTGCGCGTCATTCCTGCCGGCAACAGCAACGTCCTTACCGTCGATCGGCAGGCGCTCATGAAGGCGGTCGAGCGTGTCGCCGCCGTCGCGGACGACAAATCTCGCGCCGTGAAATTCGCCGTCAGCGATGTGCTGCGGCTGATGCTGGCTGACAAGGCCAGCGATGAAGTATCGATTGAGTTCGAGGGCGAGCCTTTGGAAATCGGCTTTAACGCCCGGTACGTCAACGACATGCTTGGCGCGCTGGATGAGCCAAGCGTGCGTTTTGCTTTCAGTGATGCGGGCATGCCTGCCGTCGTCAAAGGCGATGGCGAGTGGACCGGCGTGCTGATGCCGATGAGGGTGTAGGTGATGGCAGCGAAAATCCCCGAAACCGCAATCTTCAACGCCATTGAATATGCGCTGCGCCATGAAGGCGTGACCGAAATCGCGTTTTCAGAAGATGGCGAACACGAAGTCGAAATCCACGAGGCGTCCAGCCTGAAGCCGTTCGTCAAATGCCTGTTGCGCGAGTTGGAGGTGATTACGTGAAAATCAGCATTGAGTGGCTTGGCGACACCCACGATTGCGAAACCTGCGGCCCGTCATGGGCTGAAGGCGCGCGCGTCTATATCGACGGACTGCTTGTGCTGGATTTGCAGCCAAGCGCCCATTGTTACGATGGTGTGTCTTACCAAGAAGATGACGTTTACCGGCACATTTTGGAGCACCTCGGCCATACCGTGGAGGACTACCCGGTATGAATAGCATCTTCATGGTCATGAAGCAGGTATCGCCAGACACGGCGCGTCCATATCGCGTCATCGAGACATACCCAACTTCGGAGGGAATGCGTTCACGTATCGTATCTGGTGCGTTTAGCACGCAGGAAGCGGCGCAACAGTGGGTGGAGCATTTGCAGGAAGGGAGCGCAACATAATGGCTCCCCTCCCAAAAGCCGAATCCAGTACCGTCCGCGCCATCTACGCTGCTTACGAGGCCCAGGCTAAGTCCTGGGACTCGTGGGGCATCAGCGTGGGCGAGGCGGGCACGGAATGCGACAGAGCCTTGTGGTTCGGCTTCCGCTGGGTCTCAGCCCACGAGGTTCATTCGGGCCGTCAGCTTCGTCTGTTCGCCACCGGCAATATCGAGGAAGATCGCCTCGTTGCCGACCTCGAACGTATTGGCGTCGATGTCTACGGGCAGCAGGACAAAATCAGGCTGGTCTCGGGGTTCGTGCGCGGCAAGTGCGACGGCAAGGCAATGGGTGTGCCAGAAGCACCGAAGACCGAACACCTGCTCGAATTCAAGTCGAGTAACGAGAAGGGCATTAAGGAACTGCAAAAACACGGCTGCCAAAAGGCCAAGCCCTTGCACTACGCCCAGTGCCAGCTCGGGATGCAGGCTTTCGGCCTGACGCGCTGCCTGTATCTGGCGTCGTGCAAGAACACCGACACGCTTTATGCCGAGCGCATCGAATACGACGTCGAATTCTGCCTTCGATTGCTGGCTCGCTGCGAACGCATCGTGTTTTCGGACGAGCCGCCCAGCCGTATCAGTGAAGATCCGGAGTTCTTCGGCTGCATGTTCTGCAAACACCGGGGCGTCTGCCACGAAGGCGTGCAGCCGCGCGTCAACTGCCGCACCTGCCTTCACGTACAGCCCGAGCATGGCGGCGACTGCCACATGTCATGCGCGCGTTGGAACAAGCCATTGTCGATCGGCGAGCAACGCGATGGCTGCCCGGCTCACCTCTATCTTCCGGGGCTGATAAATGGCGAGCAGATCGATGCGGACGAGGTTGCGGAGACCGTTACGTACCGGTTGGAGACGGGTGAGATTTGGGTGGATGGCGCCAACGACAACAAGCCAAACAATAAACAGGTGGCATAATGGCATTGCGATACTATCAGCGCGAGGCGGTGGATGCCGTTTTCGATTATTGGAAAGCCGAGGCGGGGCATCCTCTGCTGGACATGGCGACTGGATGCCATGCCGCCGGCACGCCTATTCTGCTGTATGATGGCACAACGAAGCCTGTCGAGCTCGTGGCAGTCAATGATAATCTTATGGGTCCCGATAGTAAACCGAGGCGAGTGCTGCGTACCGTGTCTGGTCGCGAAATGATGTATCGCATCACACCGGTTAAGGGAGATCCGTTTGTCGTCAATGAAAATCACGTTCTAAGTCTGAAGACGACCAATGAAGGTAAAAAAGCCACACGATTTCCCAATTCTCATAAGTCGGCAGGAACGATCGAAAATATCACTGTAAAAGAATACCTCTCGAAGGTAAAATATTGGAAGCACATTCGCAAACTGTGGCGAACTGGCATTGATTTCGACTATGTCGCGAATGATAATCTTCCAGTGCCCGCCTATATAGTGGGGGCGATGCTTGGCGATGGAAGCCTCGTACATAGTGTCGGCATAACTAACATGGACCCTGAAGTCCTCGATGAGGTTTGCGACTACGTGGAATCCATCGGGCTAAAGCCCCGCGTCACGCAGAAGGTTGGGAATAGGGCATGGCAAGTATTTTTCCCTGATGACGATGCCAGCCGTAGCGTTAGGAATCGACTGGTTGCACATCTGGATGCCGCTGGCATTTGGGGGATGGTCTGCGACCAGAAAAGCATCCCGCATATGTATAAAACGGGCAGCCGTGAAACTCGCTTAAACGTGCTTGCTGGCTTACTGGATACTGACGGCCACCTATCAAAGAATAATCATTTCGACTTCATATCGAAGTCGGAAAATCTGTCACGCGATGTGGCGTTTGTCGCGCGCAGCCTGGGGCTAGCGGCATATATTACCCCTTGCATGAAATACTGCCAGACTGGCGGCGGAGGGCAATATTGGCGCGTCTCTATTTCTGGCGACACTGATATGATTCCAAATAGAGTTGCGCGTCAGAAGGCGCAGCCTCGTCGTCAGATCAAAAATCCGCTTGTGACTGGTTTTGATATCGAGCCGATAGGAGTTGGCGACTACTACGGGTTCGCACTGGATGGTGATCATCTTTATCTGACTGAAGATTTCATGGTGCATCACAACACCGGCAAATCGATGACACTTGCCACGCTATTCCACGAGTTGATTACCGGCTGGCCCGACATGCGGCTATGCTGCTGCACTCATGTCGTGCAACTGGTCGAGGGTAACTTTCTCGAGCTGATCGGTATCGCGCCGTTCGCTCCGACCGGTATTTATGCATCTGCCCTTGGCCGCCGTGAAGCGCGGGCGCAAATTCTGTTTGCGCAATTACAGACGGTTTATAACAAGGCGGCGCAGATCGGTCATGTGGACGTGCTGGCGATCGATGAGGTGCATTTGGTGCCAAATGACGCCAACACGATGTACCGGCAGTTTATCGACGCGTTGCTGGCGATCAACCCGGATATGAAGATTGTGGGTTTGTCGGCAACGCCTTATCGCCTCGATAGCGGGCGGCTCGATGAGGGTGACGATCGACTGTTCGATAAAGTCGTCTATACATACGGCATACGGCAGGGCATTGACGACGGATATCTTTCGCCGGTCACGTCAAAGCCAACTGAAACCAAGCAAGACACTTCGCATGTTCCGATGCGCGGAAACGATCTTGCGAAGGGCGCATTGCAAGATGCAGTTGATCGCGACGATCTTAATCGGCGCATTCTTGAAGAGGTGTTTGACACGGAAGGGCAGCGCAGGACAGCACTGTTCTTCTGCGCGGGCGTGAAGCACGCCACAAACGTGCGGGACATGGTTCGCTCAATGGGAAAGTCCTGCGAAGTTTTGCATGGCTCCACCCCAAAAAATGAGCGTCGAAAGATTATTGAGGCGTGTAAGGCAGGCGAAATCTGGTCAATCAGCAATGACAATGTCATGTCTACGGGAACAAACGTGCCGCGCATTGACCTTATCGTGGATATGGCGCGGACGAAGTCTGCGAGCCGATACGTCCAGCGTGTTGGGCGCGGTACCCGCGTGCTTTACCCGCCGCGATTTGATCCCGAAGCGGTGGGGCCGGAAGAACGCCGAGCGGCTATTGCGGGTTATCTAAAGCCAAACTGCCGTTACATGGATTTTGCGGGCAATGTCGCAGAGCACGGTCCGGTAGATATGATCGAGCCGCGCAAGCCGACAAAAGGCGACGGTGAAGCCCCAATCAAGGTCTGCCCGACCTGCAACGAGCAACTGCATGCTTCATTGCGCATTTGCTGGTGTTGCGGCCACGAGTTTGAATTCGATGAAACGCCGAA